AATAAGGCAAAGCAACTCCAGTATAACTTTGAGCAGGGAATGCTTAAGTGGATGAAGCAGTTAAAGAAAGAAGATTACATCAATGATAATCTATGCCTTGCTGGTGGTGTCTTTCTAAACATCCTTGCTAACTCTGTACTGCGTAAAAATAAGGTGGCAGACAATATACATATCCCACCATTTCCAGACGATACAGGACTATCTTTCGGTGCTGCAGCATATGGTTTGTTTAAGAATAAAGAACAGGTAAAACTACCTCATAATATTTCACTATTTGGTAAGACTTATAGTGATGAAGAGATAGAAGAAGCACTAGGAGATACCAAGTATGAGAAGTATGATAACTTCGATGAGTTATGTAAGGTTACTGCGAAACATCTTGCAAACAATAAGATTGTAGGATGGTTCCAGAACAGGTCTGAATTTGGTCCTAGAGCACTTGGTTCACGGTCTATCCTTATGAATCCTCAACCAAGGAAGAACAAGGACACTGTGAACTCACGTATCAAGCACAGAGAGGAGTGGAGACCTTTTGCTGGTATTATGTTAGAGGAGTATCAGAAGGATTACTTTAAGGAAGATTATCCTAATGAGTATATGTTATATTCATTGGTTGTTAAACCTCATAGAAGAAGAGATATAGGTGCCATCACACACCAAGATGGTACCTGTAGAATACAGACGGTGAATAAGGATTTACATCCAGAAGTCACCAAACTTCTACAAAAGTATAGAGACGAAACTAAATGTCCTATTCTTTTAAATACATCTTTTAATGACAATGGCCAACCAATTGTCGAGACACCAAAACAAGCAATCGATACATTCAATAATATTGATTTAGATTACTTATGTATCGGTAATTACATT